GTTGCCCTCTTTTACGAACACACTAACGGTGTTCGGTGCTACGAACGGATCAGGGATCGTGAAGCGTTGTGTGGACGTTCCATCACTCTTCGTTCCAGCGGTAGTGTTCAGAGACGCAACCTTCTGGTCAGTCTTCTGCACACCCTGCGTGCACGACACATTTATTGACGAGTTGCTAGCAGCGGTTACTGTCGTAGTTGCGTAGAACTCAACTCGGTTAGAGCCGACTTGTGCGTAGAAGCGAGTACCCGAGGGGATGGCGATGTTGGCATTCGTAGGGTTGGACACCTGTACGGAAACAGCGGCGCTCTGCCTGAAGTTGGGCGTGTAGTCGTACAGGTTGGCAAACGCCAGGACGCTATCCCTTTGAGTAGCGGTGCTCAGGAACGCCTCTGTGGCAGCCCTGTCGACGTAGTAATGGAGTACGTCCGCTGAGTATGCCCACAGGTCAATGAGGGCCACCATGAAGTCTGCTGGGCTGCGGTCAGTCCAGTCTGGGATCATCGCAGCAGCACGTGATGTCAGATCTGCCTTGATCGTTCCAAAGTCGCGACTCGTATAGTTGAAGGTAGACACTGTCGCTCCTAGAACCCTTGGCTAACGGAGAACGAAAGGGTGTTCGTCTTATCAGGTGGAATCGTGTACATCACCGCGATTGATAGAACGGTATCATACCCCGAATCCCCGCCGTGATCATCTACTGACATACGAATGTCGTTGACAATAACACCGTCAACGGACTCGTTGATGTCCATCATGGCCTCTGCTCTGAAGTCTGCCCACACGTTAGGGTCCATGATCTCAAACAGCAGAGAGTAGGCACCGGCCCCATACCTTGGTCGCATGACCCGCTCAGACCTTGACGTGAGTAGAACGTCAAGGATCTTCTGCTCAATTACAGCAGCGTAGTCCGACACCACGGACAGTCGACCATTGGAGAAATTGAACGGAAGGTCAATGCTTTTCATGGGTACTCAATCTCCCTGTACGCCCTATACACAGATACTAATACGTATAGGTATACGCATACTGCTAGTGCGATTAAAGCCGACACCTTTTTCATTGTGCGCTCTCCAGTAGGGATACTTTGGCTGCCAGTTCCTGCACCGCTCCGACCAACACTGGTACTAGGCGGGATAGTTCCATCTGCTGGGCGACGATGTTGCCGTTTTCGTCCTCGGCGTCTTTCTCTCCGAACGCCGCACAGGGCACGATTTCCTGTACCTCATGTGCAAAGAAGCCTTCCTCCAGAGGACTGTCAGCGAACCGCTCCCAGCGGTAACTGATGGGGCGAAGGGCCATTACCCGCTCCAGCGAACCAGCCAATGGCGCATCGTCCCGCTTCAGGCGATAGTCAGAAGTGGTGGAGTAGGTCGTAGTTGATGTGCTTGCAGGACTAAAGATACTACCAACTGCGTTAGTTGTATTTGCTGTATCATAAAACGCCATAAAGAAGTCACTACTAGTTGATAGTGATGATGACTTGATGGTGATTCCTGTGCGAGAACCATCAGACGTGGCACGGATGACTCCAGCGCCGTCTCCCGTTGGCGTACCAGCGAGACTGAACTCAGTGACAACAGGGATAGTGATGCTGTTGGAGTTGAACGAGATAATGTTCCCCCCATAGCCACTGTGGTAGATGCGTCCAACTGAAGAGGAGCAGAACAGCCCTACGTGGGTGGTGTATGGGGTGTTGCGGTCATAGGCAAAGAACCCAGCAGTACCACCCGTACCGCCAGAGTTGATGTTGGCGTTGATCGTGGTCGTGTTGTTTACCGTGAGTCCGCTAAACGTCGGGGACAAACTTGACCACAGGCTTGTATTCCCGCTGTGGTATACCCGGTAACGGTTTGCTCCGTAACTGAAGCCGCCCACAACAAGATCGTTTTCTGCTCCACCCATGCCGAAGTACCCAGCGAAGTCCGTACTTACGTGGAGTGTTAGGAACGCATCGTTACCAGCAGTCATGTTGAGAATCTGGAGACCCGTCACAGGGGATGAGGTCAGGGTTCCAGTAGACATGAAGTTGGGGCTGTTAGTAATGCTACCAATTCCGGTAATACCGGTGTAAGAACCAGACAGTCGGGCAGTGTTAACAGTGCCTGTTAGTTGCGCTGCGGGGAGGTTAGACCCCAGTTGCAAATAGCGGGCATCGCCACGAGTCTGGTCGAAGTACTGAGTGTGGTCGTCGTCCGCTAGACCAGTCAGTGACCCGTGGTCTAGCACGATGGGTACGGAAGACGCTCCCGCTGTAATGGTAGTTGTACGCAGATCGTACACACCACGAATAGCCGTCTTAGTAGCGTTAGAGTACGAACTAGATACTTGGAACACTACCTTGTACAGGGGTCGCATTTCTTGGATGGGCAACGAAGTGAGATCAAGTTCCGCCCACAGCGCTGCCTCTGCTGCACCAATATTGTTGTACTCACCCTGGCCCATGATCCCAATAACCGGCTCAGACAGGTTGTTCGTCGCAACGACCCAAGTAACACTGAACTTGTGATTGGTCATCTCAGTAGCGCTCCAGTTAGGAGCACTGTAAGTGTTGTACGTGGGGTACGTAGTACCCATCTTGAATGGGTAGGATGTGGCGGTATCACGATGCCATGCCGTCCCAGACCTATAGAACACGGGGATGTACGCCGGTCCTTGAATGCGCTGTTGCCATGTGTTGGCGACCGGTGATGCAGAGTGAGTGATCGATACTTCTAGGTCTTCGTCGAAGAACGTGCCGTTAGCGAAACTGATCTGAGCGTCACTGTTCGCTGACCCAGAGCCACTAATGGTGAAACCGTAAGCACCAAATCCATTGGCGAGCGACGCACCGCGAGTCCTATGCAGGTACTCATGTGTTTGCCAGTCAAGCACAATGCCGTGTCGCTCGTCTGCGAAGATCTCTGCCCTCTGCGTCGTGGCGTTCCAGTACACGTACGAGGTGGGGGTCTGGAACTCCAGCGTGAAGCGATCCGCTTGATACCCAAGGAACCCGTTCTCGTCGTAGTAGATAGCGTACGACCCAGTCGTATTGGGAATCTGAAGTATCTCCGTCGTGGTTTTGACGAACCTTCGCCCACGACACCACACAGCATGCTGTATTCCCGTTGGGGAGATTGAGAACGTCCTAGTGGTGTTGTCGAACGAGACCGATGACTGGGACTTGTCCTCGTGACCCATCGGCTCACCAGTGGCAGCGTTGTCGTCGTTATGCGCTGACAGGAGGAAGGCGTTGGATAGGTTGTCGTCGTCACCAGTTACGTACACCTGATCGCCAACCGAGGGAACGGCCCATCGGTTGTTGACCATGCGGCGAGCAACGTTTGAGATCTTAATGACGCTGTCTGTTACGCCGAACCCGCTCAGCAGCACAGACACCTCTCCCGTATAGGGAGAAGAGGTGACGACCGTTCCTCTGAATACTCTTGCTCCTGGGTTAAGCATACGTCTCACTCATCATTAGGGATGATACCCACGATCCCTCTACCAACGTGCTGGTAGGCGGCTCTAGAAGAGAAATGGACGGAGGAAGATCGACCGGATCGGCGTTGTGCGTAAAACTAGCAAGAGAAAGTTTGGTAATGAACCTGTCGTTCATGGCGACGTGCTTTACACCAGACACGCACCAAAGTCCGTCAATATCTGACCCGAAGTCAACGACATTGACAATCCCACCGGGGATGCACCCAGCGATACCTGTAACAGTGGCTTCAGCAGTAAACGGGAACGTTCTGGTGTTTGCTGAGCGGATAACAGAGTCGGCTAGGTCGAACTCGCTGAAGTTGATAGGAATAGTGTCAACCCAGGTAGACGTTGCTTCCCTGCCCGCCCCAGTGTTAGCGGGGTAGGGACCAACGCTAGAGAACACCGTTCCACTGCGGTCTACACCAGAGGCTACGACGCCAGAGTTGGTCTTCAGAGAAGCACTAAAGTCCAGAATCCTGCCTGGCGCATCAACAGTACGAGCAGCGGGTGTGCGTAGTGAGAGGATCTCATGGTATGAGGAGCGGCGAGCCAGATACCGCACGTTGTCCCAAAGAGTTAGGTGCGTACCGTGCATAGTCACAGACAGACCTACGTCCGTACATGTATTTACGAGAAACTCCCAGTCAGACTTGCCGTCCTGAAATAGGCGCTGGAACGTAGGAGTCACGCTAGGCACTGAGTACGAAATGCGGTAGTCCTCAGCAATCTTTGACACAATCGTGTTTAGTGACACGTCGGACCATACGCGAGTCTGCTTGCCACGCATAGCGGATGAGGCACCAAGGCAAACGACATCTGCCCGCTGAAATGGGCTGTTGTTTACAAGTCCTTCTTTGGACACTGTCTGAGGGTTGACGCTGTAGACGTAGCCGATGAACGTGTGACCTGTGCTGCCGACATACCACGTAGCCTTGATAGGCACGTTGATCATCTCTACCAGAAGCCTTGGACTCATGCCACGGATAGTCACAATGAGCGTGTCGTGCTTGTTCTCGTCAAGCATAAGTTCGACTTTACCGATTGATTGGTAGTTCATGGAAATACCATCAAAGGTAACGTCGATTACAGGTGAACTCTTCAGGCGTCCACGGAAGATCACGAGGATGGAATCCTGATGATAGTTCCAGTTGGAATGAAGTTTGGGTAGCGCACTTGAGAGTTGATGTCGGCAATCTCCCACCACCGCTCTGGGTCGCCAAACGCCCAAGTAGCGATGGATTCAAAGGACTCACCGTCAGACGATACGTGATACGTGTACCTTGTAGGGTACGTAGAGGATCGAACAGAGATGGTGGTCGTAGCGTCTTGAGCGTACGATGTCTTGTACCGTGACGATGTTGCCATTACGACCTCGGACCCCACAATCCTGGTATACCACTCGGGGTGTCTCGCGGTGGTGGGTTGGTATCAAAGTCCCATTCAAGAAACAGACGGTACGGTGATGCGTACTGAGTCTTTCTAATTGTAGGAAGGGACCACGTTGACGGCGACTTGCCTGGCGAGGCAACCGACGCTGTCATGTTGAATGTGAGTACTACCTTGATCTTCTTTTTAGGACTCACTCCGCCGTATAGTTCCGTAGCAGTCGCTTGCGATAACCAGAAGTCTGACCCCAAACGATTCCCTGCCCATCCCGGTTTACGCATGCCACTATTATCTGGGTTGACATTCTCGTCCAGTACCCGCCTTAGTGCATCGTACTGTGACGGTGTCGTGGCGGTATCTGCCCCATCCATACCATCAGCGTTGATCGATGATCGGGTAAGTCTCCAGATTAGAAGACTGTAACCATCGGTAACTGACGTGTCGATGTCAGGGCTTGCCGTTTCAGTACCGAAAGGTTCTCTGTACACAGAGATATCCCAACTGTAACTGATGGCTACATCGCCTGTCTTGTCGTTCATGTAATTGTAGATTTCATCGTCTTTGTACGATGATGGTGCGTACTTAAATCCGTACACAAGTCCTAGTGATGAATCACCACAGATCCGCTCTTTGAACCCATTGTCAATAGAAAAAGTAGCAGAACTAGGAGGACCGTCACCCCATGCGTGGTCGCCGCCACCAGCGTACACACGAAGTCTGAATTGACGAAGAATCCCTGTAGTAAGCCACTTCTTTAGTAGTTGTCTATCCTCCGGTGACCCATCAAGCGATGGCGCTGGTGTACCTGTGTCAGCACCTGGATCAGAAGCAGCAACAGACGTAGGTTTCACGACCTTGAGCGCCTCGGTCAGGATTGTGTCCTGACGTGCAAACCCAATGTACGTTGCCTGCATCTGTAGGTTGACAGTGCACTGCACCGGAACCATGTTTGCATTGAACTTCGTGTAGAGCACACTGCTGCGGGTGATGAAACCATCCACCATGAACAGTGATGAGAACACGACACGGACAGGAAGTGTGGACAAGAAAGCGAAGTTGCCCAGGTTGATGTTGCTGTCCAGGGAGTTCCTGCCGTCAGCAAATGTGAAACCGCTACCAGGAGTTACTGGTGTTCCATTTTCATCAAGAAGTTGGTCGGTCGACTCTGATGTGTCCCTAGACGTTGCAGACTGTAGTTCTGCCAACTTCTTAAAGAACGTTACTTGCTCGCTGGATAGTCCTTGACCAATGATGGCAAAAAGCACCTTTAAGTCTGCGAGTACACCAATGTCGCCAGGATCAGTAGACGTAAAGATCGGGTCGTTAGTCACTGCGTTAGGCCCGGTGAAGTAGGGAGAGTCAGGAGCAACTGATTGCGACCTGCGGTTCATTTCAAACTGCCGGTCAAGAAGGATGTTGAACGAGAAGTTCTGCATAGCAGCAACGGGCTGCGTGAACTGGCCAGCGTCCTGAAGGTAAGGGTTCGTCAACCCCTCTGACATTGATACGTCTTGAGAGAGCGTCTCAGGGTTGAACTGGAACCACATCCGCTTGTTGAACACTGGGCTGTTTGCTTGCGTCTCGTCAATCCCCAGGTTCTGGAAGATCGCAGAGTTGCCACCCATCAGCGACTTGATGAACCCACGTTGAACCTTCTTAGTGCCCGACTTTGTGAATGTCTGAGCAGTCCCACCTGGATAGGCGAAGGGAGGGTTGTCCGTGGCGCTGTTTCGCTCCCCTACAGGGAACTTGTAGAACTGGCTGTCACGGTACGACATTAACTACCCCTTACTGAGGCCAATAGGTCACTGTCTTTGAGTAGACGAGTCAACTCGTCAGCGATTGCCTCTGCGTCACCTCGTGCGGACGAACCGCCAATAAGGTTGATTGTTGGGGCGATGTTGATGGTACTACCTCCTTGAATAGACGTGTACGACCCACCTCTGCCGGAACGTCCACTCATCTCAACAGGGTCACCAGAGTTACGACGCTTGTAACTCTCCACAGTGGCAGCAGCAGCACCCATGTCTACGTTGAACGTCTCTGGCTTGCCCTTATACGGCCCCCAGTCGTACCAGCCATTTCCGTTGGTCTTTGCCCTAGAGTCGAACATCTTGCGAGCAGCGCTAACGTTTACTGACGGGTCGTATAGCGATTCGTCATTAGGGATTCCGAACCACTTACGACGAGATGGCCCAAGACTGCCAAGCATGTTGATCTGGAACAGCCCGTACGACGTGTCCCCTGTGCCCTTGTTAGGATTAAGTACTTTAGGGTTCCAGCGGCTTTCACGGTGCGAAATACCAACTGCTTTGACGAGGTCTTGGCCAGACCATCCGCCCTTAGTCATCATGAGACGAACGATGTCGTCACCAGACATCGATCCAGATGAGGGAACGATGGGGACGCTGTTTGCTGAGGCGACCGAACCACCTGAGCGGATCTCCCTGGCCTGTCCAGACTTAGTCATGAAACTAACGAAAGAGTCAGCCTGGAATTGGGCGATCTTCTGGTCGATTGAAACGCCGTCGTACGTACGGAGAGAGACGCCACCGATGGACGTGTCGCCAACCCCGTGCTCACTAGACTTGTGCGTAGTGCCACCGACAGGTTCGCTGGAGAACGATGCGTCCTCGTTGTACTTTCCGTCAGACCCCCACGCTGCCCCCATTTGCTCGTATTCACGACGTGAGTTTGGAAGTTCCGATGGCTGAACGTGCCACGGCTCGTTGTTAACATCACCGAACGTCTTCAGCCCGAAGCGAGAGGCGTTCTGCTCCAACCAACCCATGTCGCCAACTAGGTCAGCAGCAAGACCGACTTCGTGCATCGACCTACCAGGAGGTGCAGCGGGTGCAACCCCTGGATTCTTCTTCCAGTTCTTCCCCTCAAAGACAATGCCCGTGTCTTCGCTGGTCGGGGTGTAGCGGGACAGGAACAGAGCACGCTGATCAGAGGAGGCGCGCTTGCCCTGCCCGAACCCAACACGTCCACCTGATGCCTGGATGAGGGAGAGCAGGCGGTTCTTGAACGTCGGGTGGAGGCTCTTGAACGATGACATGCTGGCAAGGCCAGAGATAGTCGTGGGCTTACCGTATGTAGGAACAGAGATGTTTGGTGTGGCATTTGCAGCAGCGTTGCTGGGCTTCTCTTCTGGGTCACCAGCCAGGAACGAGAGAATCCCGCCGCCGATCATCATAGGGATACCAGCAATAGCGCCAGCCCCACCTGTACCGAAGGTGAGGGCAGCACCGGCAGCCAGTAGTCCAGTACCAGCAGCCCCCATAGCAGGCTTAGCCATGTCCATGTACGGCTTGTTGCTGATCTGCTCACCAAGAAGACCGCTGAGCCTCTCTTCAAGCGCTCCAAACATACGAGTCAGTGACTGAGTCTTCTTCTCCAGATCAGCGAAGTTGTCTGCCTGACGGCGGTAGAAGTTTTCCTCGCGCTCAGCCTGTGTTCGCTGTGTTTCTTCTTGCTGAAGTGCGAAGTTCTCACTGATGCCCATCAACTTCTGCTGTGATCGGTCACCGGGGTTGTACATCCCCGTGCCGCCCTTCTCCTTGTACGCAAGGTTGGCTTCTGCGTACTGGATCACCACGTCCTGCATGTCTTCAGGGAGACCTGAGAACGCCAGCCGTTGACGGGTAACAGAGCCTTGCTGCTTTGCGCCCTTCAGTACCGTCTCGTTGGTCATGCCAGTTGCCTGCACGAGGTTCTGAATTACCGACATCATGTCGTTCTCTTTGCCACCGATGCCGTACATCGACATGCCAGTGGTGAAGAACATGCGGTTCACGGCAGTGGGAGATGCCATTGCCTTAGCCATTGCAGCGGTGTCGGCAGTGGAGTACCCGAACCCAGACATGGTTCGTAGGGCGTCAAATGACGATGCCTGCTGCGATAATCCAGTACTTGCCTGGAGAGCAAGCACCTCGTTGATTCCGCCCACACCAAGGCGGTAGTCGGTCAGTGGCTGACGGTACGTCGACTGAACGTCCAACTGACTCATACCAGTCGTCTGCTGGTAGAGCATGTTCATCTTGTCGGCAGACAGTGAGTACTGATACCCAGACTGGATACGACTATCCACGGCCTTGCCGATGGCCGACGCTAGGCTTCCAATGATGTTCGCAGCGACGGCTGCTCCACCACCACCGCCTCCACCACCGGCAGCGGAAATCGCTGAGGCGATTCCTCCACCAGCACCGCCACCTACTGCTGGAGTAGGAGCACCCTGACCAGCCGCCTTAGCCGCCATAGCGGCCATCTTGGAGTGTGGGTTGCTTGAGTCTTGCGCTCCTTGTCCTTGAATAGCGCCTTTGGCACTAACGGACAACTTGGAGATAGTTTCAAGTTCCTTACGTACACCAACAAGCGTCTCGTGCAGAGTCTTGAAGTCTTTGTTCAGAGACGTTACGGCAGACGAATCGACCTTAAATGCTGCCTTGAGGGACTTAAAGTGCATCCCGAGGGCATTAGACGATGATTGGTCTTCG